TGGTGGGGGTCGTTGGTTCGAGTCCAATCGCGCCTACCAAACAAAATCCGCTCTGCTGGGCGGTCTAGAAGGGCTCACCGAAAGGTGGGCCCTTTTTTGTTGTCTGGCGTTTGGGCAAACATTGGGAATATTTTGGGCAAACGACCACCGCTTACACCTTCAGGTCGGCGCTCACCTTCATGTACACCACGGCGTCATCGCCATGGCCCGCCTGGTAGTGTTCAGTCATTTTGACGTCCGCGTGCCCCATCAGCCCTTGGATGTATTCCTGCGGGAAACCCTGCTGTTCATACAGCCACGCACCCAGTGCCCGGATCTCATGAAAGGTGGGACGCTCGCCAGCCGGCATGTCCTTGTAGGCCTCGGAGTCGTCCCGCGCCTGGGCGAATGACTTGGTCAGATAGTCAGGCGTAACGGCATTCCAATGCAGCTTGGCGTCGAGCTGCGACCGCTTGCGAGCCTTCGGCGAGTAGTGGATCAGGTACGGGCACACGACGGGCGATCGCATGCATTCGGCAACGACCTCGCGCAATGCTGGGCCCATCGCAATCTCCAGGTGCACAGGCTTCCCATAATTCTGCGTCTTTCCAGGCGACACCTTGATGGTGTTCTGCTCGAGGTCAACGGCCGACTTCGGCCACATTACGATATCCTCCCGCCGTTGAAGACTCAGCAGTCCAAGCCGGATGGCGCGCTTCAGCCAGATCGGCGTGCCCACGTAGTTCAATATCGTGTTCAGTCCCTCGACGGTGTGGCGCTGGCGCTTCTTCTCGGCCTCTTTCTTGACCAGGGTCAGCTCAGCCGAGTTGCGCTCGCACAGGCCCTTGGCCACGGCGAAGGCAAATATCTGGACGAGCAGCCCACGGCGCTTCGTGTAGGCATTGTTCTCGAAATCGTCCAGGTACTCCGCCACAGTCAGCACATCCATCTGCCCCATCATCAGATCGCCCAGGTCCTCGCGGTACCGGGCCAATTTGAATCTGATCTCCTTAAGAGTACTGGCGGCGTAGGTCTTTGTGATCAGCCATTCCTTTTCGAAGCGCTCCAGGCATCCGCTGAACTTCGGAGCAACGTCACCTGTGATCATCGCCAGCAACGAACCGTCGTCGGTCAGCAGGGGCAACAGCTTGGCGTTGGCGGCGTTGGCCAGCTTGATTGCCTCCGCCATCGGCTTGTTGATGCTGGTCTTCTTCCCCGTGATCGGGTTTTTGTACTGCCAATATTTCCCGTTCGGGTACAGATTCGCCGGTAAAGCCCGGTTTTTTAACGTCCTGGCGCGAGGAGGAGCCATCAGCCAACCTCCATCATCTTGGCCAGAAGCGGGTCATTCGACCCCATGACGGCCGCCTGCAGGTCCACAAAATACATCCCGCCTTTTACTTCCCCGATCACTTCGCCTTCCTCGATCCATTTCTTCAACTGCTGAACGCTTGGCTTGCCGCCGGCGTACCTCAACTTCCTGTACTCGCTCACCTCCATGAGGCGAGGGAGCTTTACCGTCATTTGGGCAATGACTTTCGCCATGATGATGCTCCGCGCCGCACTTGGCGGCAGACGTGGTTAATGAATGGTCACGCTGTCCTGCCCCACGGCAACCTGGCGTGCCTGTTGTTCGGTGCGGAAGGACATGTGCTGCTTGATGCCGCCGCAATCGGCGATGACCCACCAGAAGCCGCCAAAGCGGTGTGGGCCTTTGATGATCTTGGTGATGGTCACGGTGTGCTCCATGCCGCGTGTGGCGGCAGAAGGTGGTGAGGGTTATGCGCTGGCCTTGGCCAGAACTGCGTCGGCCACCGCCATTGCCGCCTGGGCGTCGTCGACGTAGGCAGGATCGAACCCGCCTGCCAAGTGGATGGTTCCTTGGCAGGCTCGAAGGTTCTCGCGGGTGAGCTTCAGCGCGGCGACCAGCTCTTCGGTGAGTGCGCGCTCCTCTCGGCCGATACCCCAGAAGCGCTGGCCCCGGCGGGCGGCGGGTTGGAGTTCTGCGCGCCGAGCGCCAGGGCACCGACGACTGTGTCGAGGAGGTCTCGCTTGTAGGCGTTGTCGCCGTCGATGCTCAGGCCGTTTCGGCGCAGCGCGTCCAAGGCATTGTTCAAGTTCGACTTGGGCGACGGCAGCACGAGGTCAAAATCTTTTTTGCCCGGGCGGCAGGCCACCACCAGCAGCTCACAATCAGATGGCAGGTACTGCGCCATATCTGAGATGGCGTCGATTGAGGCAGCCCGAAACAGTTCTTTTTGTGCGGACATGAGTCTTCCTCGCCCGCCGTTCACCGGCAGGCTGTAGGTGGATTGGGGTTAGTAAGGCTCGGTGCCGGCTTTCATCGCTTCGCGCTTGTCCCGCGCGATGATTTCCGTGCACCTGGGGTCGTCTACACCGCACTGGTCCGGCATTCCCTGGCTGAACGTCAGGCAGCAGTCGGAACAGATCCAGCCGCATTCGCCACGGGCTGCCCGCTGCGTCCAGTCACGAGTGGCGTTGTTCATCCCCTCAATGTGCGCGTCGAGCTGCGACAGAGGGATCAGCGAGACTTCTACGTTCATGGCCTTGGCCCTCGATACACAAGCATGGCCATGTAGAGCAGGGGGAGGATCATGGCGTCACCCGCTTGAACTCGACGACCCAGACCCAGGGGTTAGCCTTCCATGACTCGGCGCCGTTGATGGACGCCCAAAGCAGCTCGAAGGATCTGCGCGGGTCAGCGCTATAGGTTTCGATCCCTTCAACGTGCCACCAATCGCCCAGCTCAGCATGATCGGTGTAGAGCCGCACGCCCTCGGCCTTGGCCTGCTCTTCGGTGATGTCCTGCAACCGCTCGACGCGGACGGCAGTGATCTCCAGCAAGATGCGGCTGGCCCAGCGTTGCATATGGATGCTCGGGCGGGATCTTCTGGGGTAGTCCCAGTGAGCGACCGAGCCATCGTATTCGTCGCCTTCAGGGTGGCGGTAAAGCACCCGCTGGTGGTCCGCAGAGTAGCGAGCCAGCCTGACCACCGGGCTGGTTTTCTCGTCCACTTCGGTCGTCTCGCGCACCCACAGCCGGTCGCCGGGCTGGCCATACGGGCAGAAGAGTGATGCTGGATGGAAGCCGTTGTGGCACTCAATGAACGGATAGCCAGCTTCGGCGTCGGCCCGGCCGCGTGGCTCGTCAAACTGACTGGCGAGTTTCGCGCTCACTGCCCGGCGTGTGACCGTCTTCCGGTCCTCCAGGATGGCGCGCACCATCGGCGCCGAGAACAGGATCGATCGTTCCTTTATTTGAGACATGAGTCGTCCTTGCCGCTATAGCGGCTGGCTTTTATGGATGAATTTTGATTGATGGCTATTTGCCTAAACCGCGCTATATTTTCCGCTCTTCTCCTAGAATGGATACTGAGCATGGATGAGGTACACGTAGATATCGGCGCTTTGATTACAAAAATCGAAGACTATATTTCCAAAGGCGAAAAACTGGACGACAGTCCAATTAATGCTTTGCAAGAGGCGCGGATCAAAGTCGGTAAATCTTGGTCTGGATCTTGGATAGGCCATCATTCGAGGATTTATTACGAAAATTTGGAGGTTCCGCCACCTGGCGCTCATTTCAGCTCTGAATGGGGCAGAGAAAACATGCTGGGTAACGGTACAAGCGGAAGATGGTGTGAATATTCTTTTGATGACGTCTATAACGAAATCCACAGAATGGCAGGGAATCCGGATTTGTCTGTTTGGGAAGATTACTATTCTGAGGGTGTAAAGTTATTTGGCCGTACAAAAAAAGACTTAGAGATTTTACTGACGGTTGAGTCTGAAGCCACCGGAGAAGTTTTCTATAAGACACTTCTCGAGGAGCTTAGTAAAATTCGCTTACTGGTTGAAAGTGACTTCATCTCGTTCGTAAGACCAAAACAATTTTCTTCTCGCGACTCCTTAGCTATGAGCCAAGGCATCATGGCTCCGCCTCATTTGAAGGTTATGGCTGAATGCATGAATTTTAAGTCGCCAACTTCTGCGTGTGGTAACTTGTTGATTGTAATGCAGAAAGCTTTTTCCTATTCCCAGAGACAAGTTAAAAAAATGAAACAGAATTCTTTAGTCGGTACTAATGTTTTCATAGGACATGGCCGTTCACCAGTTTGGCGTGATTTAAAAGATTTTGTAAAGGATAGGCTGGGTCTTCCTTATGATGAGTTTAATCGTGTGCCTGTAGCGGGTATTACGAATATTCAGCGACTTACACAAATGCTTGAGTCCGCTGCTGTCGCTTTTGTGGTTATGACTGCGGAAGATGAGCAAGTGGACGGGTCTATGGAAGCCCGAACAAACGTTATACACGAAGTCGGGTTGTTCCAGGGTAGGCTAGGTTTTACAAAGGCGATAATTCTATTGGAGGAGGGCTGCCAAGAGTTTTCTAATATTCAAGGTTTAGGTCAGATACGATTTCCCGCCGGAAACATCGCCGCGAAGTTTGAGGAAATTAGACTCGTTCTTGAGCGCGAAGGTCTAATCACTGAATAGATCGTGTATATCGATGCGTTGCGCTCTATTTTTTGCCGGGTTATGCCTGAAAATTGATAGAGCTTCAAGCGGCCACCGTCAGTTGGCTATGAGTCGACCAAGGATCATTTGCTTTGGCAATTGCGGCCATAGGCGGCGGACTGACGCTGTTCCCGCACATGTGCACCTGCTGGGTCTTGGTGAACGGCTTGCCGTCGGCGCCGTGGCTGATCACGTAATCGGCGGGAAAGCCCTGGGCCTTGTACAGCTCGGAAGGCTTGAGCATCCGCAGGCAGATGTCGACGATCACATACGGCGTGCCCTTCACCATCACGGTAACCATCGCCAAGCGATCCTTGGTGGTGATCGTCGGCGCTGGCGCATCGCAGGCGCTGATGTTCTCGGTGCCGTAGTAGCTGATCAGGAACGCGGCCACCCGTAGCGCGCCGGCTTCGTGCTCCGGTGACAGCTTCAGTGAAACCAGCGAGCTTTTCCCGCCACCGCCGGCCGTGATTGTCGGCGCGGGCTCTTCCAGGCCCTGGCCGACGCTGGCGCCAAACGCCCGTTCCATGAACGCGCTGACCAGGCCATGGTGTTCGCCGCCAGCGCTGATTGTGCGCAACGGCTCGTCCGCGGCTCGGGCATCGCAATTGCCGCGCAGGTGCACCAGGTTGGCCGCAACAAGTGCGTGGTGCTGGCCGGTTGTGACCGTTGGTACTGGTCCATTTAGTTCACTTGGCGCGTGCCCTGTGGTGTTGGTGATCAGCGTGGCGGTGACCAGTTGCTGCTGGCTGCCGGTGTTGGTCACGGTGGTCATCGGCTCATCGATGGCTTTAGCGTCTGTGGTATTGAAGCCTCCGTTCATCTGGGCCATGAAAACAGTGGAGATACCCATTGCATGAGCGGCGCCGGCTGGACGCTGGTAGTTGCCGCCGCTGGTTATGGTCGGCAGGGGATCATCCAGTGCCTTGCCTGCATCGTTGAAGCGGAACTTCACCAAGTGAGCCGCGGCGATCGCGCGATGGTTCTGCGTCATCAGCGTTCCTGCAGGCTGATCGGCTGTCGTGGGCTTGCCGCTGTACTCAGGCCCGCCAGCACCGACCATCACCGGGCTGATCAGGGTCAGCTCGCCGCGGTTGGCACACGTCACGGTAGGCAATGGCTCCAGGGGATCGTTAACCCTGACGCTGCCCTGGTGTGTGGCGGGGGCAATCACGGGGCTTGCCATGGCGAACGACCCGCCGCGCGGCCAGCTGGTGATGGTGCGCAGCGGCTCATCAGCAGACTGGACCGTCTCCCCTGACCAATTCGCAATTGGGACAATGAACGGCGCCGGGTTGTCGATGACAAACTTTTTCATGCCCTTGGCAACGCGGCGCAGGGTGGCCGGAGCCAGGTCCTTCTTGCGGCCGAAAATGCTTTTGCCCAGATCACTGAAGTCGATGCAGTCGGCAGCTGTCTTCCACTTCTGCTGTCCTTTGACTGGGTTCTTCGCGTGGGTTGGCTCAGGCCATACGTTCGGTTGGCCGTCGCACCGGGCGATCATGAACAGGCGTTCCCGGCTGGTCGGGGCGCCGAAGTCGCAAGCCTTTATCACGCGCCACTCGACGGTATAGCCCATGCCTTCGAGCAGTTGCACGAAGCGGCGCCACGTTCGGCCGCGGTGCTTCGGGTCCGGTACCAGGAACTGCTGGCCCACGGGCACCACCTCACCCGGTGCCGCCACCTCACCGCCCAGCTTCACGACTCGGCCGGTGGCCTTGTCGCGCTTGGCGATGAGCCGTCCCCATTGCAGGATCTGCTTCACGTTCTCCAGGCTGATCACTCTGGGCCGCTTCATACCTGCCCACTTCAGGCCAATCCACGACAGATTGCGGATCTCGCGCTTGCGCGGCTGGCCGCCGGCGGCCTGGCTGTGGTGGGTGCAATCCGGCGACATGTGAAACCACCCCACTGGCCGGCCACCGCATTCGGTATCTGGATCACCCTCGAAAACGTCTGTGGTGAAGTGCCGGGCGGCTGGGTGGTTGACTGTATGCATGCTGATGGCCGCAGGGCTGTGATTCTTTGCCACGGCCACAGCCCGGGCCAAGCCCATTTCCAGGCCGGTTCCGGCGCCACCACCGCCACAGAAGAAGTCGACCATGATCTCGTCATCCTGAGGGTTGAAGCCGAGTCCGTATTGGGTTTTGAAATCGAAGGGGTGCTTCTTCTGTTGTGCGGACATAGGGGATCCTTATCGGTATATTTGACCGAATTGATTTTGAGGGGGGCGTTATGATTTGCGCACTTTGCAGGGAAGAAAAAGGCAAGCTTATCGATAGCCACTTTATGCCAGCGGCTGCCTATCCTCATGTTCGAGGAACCGAAGAAACTGGTAGTGGACCGCCCGTATTAATTAACTTACGAAGAAAAAGCGCGATCCAAACAGATAGACAAATTAAGCGTCCGCTGCTTTGTTTCGAATGTGAAGATCGTTTTTCAAAGAATGGAGAACGAAGGATGGGGCAGCTTTGGGCCACTGCATCCGGGTTCCCGTTACTAGATCTCTTAAACTCTGAGGCCACAATCTCAAGAGGTGAAAGGTTCGATATGTACGACAGTCGCTTGCTCGATGTAGGCGTTGTGGATTCAATTTTCTATTTTGCAGTGAGCATATTTTGGAGGGCGCAGGTCTGGGATTGGGGGTATGAAGGGGACGCTTACAAGCGGGCGCTCGGGAAGCATTACGAATCGGAGTTCAGAAGTTTTCTACTAGGCAAAAAAGCATTAGATAACGTGTTGTTGTTCGTGGATGTGAATTCCGATTCAGATACTTCAGCTGTTATGTCGTTCCCTATTTCAGGCAGAATTGGTTCGGATCGACTTCACACATTCAGCCTGCTTGGCATGAAGTTCACCATGTATGTTGGTCGATCAATAAGCTCTGTAATTAGAGCGCCATTTGAGATTCATAAAGCTCAAATAATGTTTGTTTCTTCAGACCTTAAAAAGTCGGCCGCATTTCAGAAATTGGCAGACAGAGTTCAATCAGAAGTGGAGGCGAAGGGGAAACTGAAAATCAGTCCTGCGAATAAATTCAATCATTCACAAAGACCATAAGCCGAAGAGCAACTGTTATGGTTGTCGGTTCGAGCGATCAGGTCAACCATGTCGAACTGGCGGCCGCCGCGCGCGGTTTTGCTCCAATCGACTATGCGGTCAATGCCGTGCGTCACGGCGCTCACCTTGTCATCCGATCTGACAGTGGGGTCGGTCACGGCAGTGAAAAAAGTTGCCGCTCCACTCTTACTGGCAATGGTCACCAGTCGTTCCCACTCGCGCACCCGGTCCACTTCCTCTGGCCACCTGGCCGCGATCTGTCTGAGCTCGTCTTTCGCACACATGATGCAGGGCATGCACCCCACGCGGTTGCAGCCTTGCAAGTACAGTGGGTTCGGTTTGATGCCGGCTGCGCGGTGAGCCTCGAAAACTGAATAAATTGTCCACTTCAAGATGGGTCGGTAGTTGAACAGGCCGCCTCCAACCTCATCGCACTCTGGTAAGTACTTGCGGGCCGGTGACTCATCGGCCCGAACGCCTTGCCAAGACAGCAACATGTTTTCGCCGTCCATGAGCGGCAGGTATACCTGCTCGATGATTGGATTGCGCTTGAGCTCGTCGGTGCAGAAGCGAGCTTTGGTGCTGGGGAATCGGCCTTTCCACAGGCACAAGTCCAGGAAAGGGTTGCCGGTTGGGTGCAGGACTTCCAGAGCTCCAAGCACCACGGATTCCGCCACACTCTTTTCGCGCCATTTCGTTTCGATGAATTTGCGCTTGCCGTCGATCTGCCTGGAAAAATCGGCCTTCACCCACCGGATGGGAACACCAGTGGCTTCAGCCAGGTAGTGGATGTAGTCGTGAGTCTCTGGATGCTCATGTCCGGTGTCAGCCACTACAGCGCTGAGATTCGGCACCTCCAGCTCGCGGGCAACCAGCAGTGTAGCCGTGCTGTCCTTACCGCCGCTCATGCTGACGATGTTGTGAATAGGCATAGGGGATCCTCGCCGGTTGGCGTGATTCGAGTTTGTGGGCTATTGGTTGATGGCCCGGCATGAGGCCGGATCAAGGAGCATGAAATGGCTAGAGACTACAGCGATGGCGAATACGTTCTGTACGGGCAAACGCCTGAAAAGCCACGGGTGGGCTGGGCGGAGAATGGATTCGCTTATTCGGACAATGGAACGTGGAAGTTCCGCTTGGATGGTGAAGAAGTTTACGGACTGGGCGGCGACATAGCAGGTTGGATCGAGGGAGGCGTCGCCACAACCAAATCCGGGCAGTTTCTTTTCATCATCGAGCCAGATGCCTGATCATTGGGTCGGTGCCACAACCTCGTCATCAAGCTCGGGCGGATCATCGGCGAGTGACTTCATGCCTGCCGCCTCAATAAGGCGCGACACCTTTTCCGATACTACAAAAGGTGTCGTGACACAACGCAGCATCTTGGCTTGGGTATCGAAGTCGGCGGCGATCAGGTTCATCAGCAGCAGCTGGTAAACCTCCTGCTGGTTGTTGATGCCGTGGGCGGCCATGACCCGCTTGAGGTCTGGCTTGAACACTCCGGCCACCTCAACGGTAAACTTCTCGACGCCCAATGCAGCGTCCTTTGCTGCCGCCTTCTCGCGCTTCCTGCGCTGCTTCTTGGCTTCCTCCGTCAGTTCCTTTTCTTCGGCCATGGCCTACCTCTTCAATTGCGCTGGCCGGCAAGTCCAGCCAGGTCTGTCGTTTGCGTTTTTGGGTGCGACCGTTGAACCTGCGCATCAAGCCTTCGTTGGATAGTCGAGTGAGTATTCCGCGACGATTCGCCGGGCAAGCGTTGTGCTGATGTCCAGGTGCTTGCAGGCCTTGTTTCTGGTCATGCCGGCCGCCTTGCACTCCATCAGCTCGGCAGCGATCTTGCCGCGCTCTTCCTGGGTGATGATGCGGCCGCGCTTGGTCTTCTGCGCTTCGATGTTTCGGTAGCCGTATGGCGTTTTCGCAACCTTAACGGCGCCAGGGCTGTCCTTGCCGACGCCGGTCGGGATTTGCTGGGCCGTTCCTCCAGATGCGAAAAAGGCAGCTTTCGCCGCCTCCAGTGCACTCTGCCGCTTGGCGGCTTCTGTGATTGCTTGGTCCATGTCAGGCACCGTTTAAATGGTGATGAGGGGCGAAGGGGATATCGTCGTCGAAGCTGTCGAAGTCCGGCGGCGCGCCTTGCTGGCTGTTCTGCGGTGCGGCTTGCTGCGGCCGGGGCTGTTGTGGGCTCTGGCCGGTGGGGCGCTGATCGTTCGTGCCGGCCTGGCGGTGGGCTGGGCTCCCAAGCAGCTGCATCGTTCCGCGCATGTCGACGTGCACCTCAGTGCTGTAGCGCTTGATGCCGTCCTTCTCCCACTCCCGAGTTTGAAGTTTGCCCTCGATGTAGACCTGGGATCCCTTTGTCAGGTACTCGCCGGCGATCTCGGCCACCTTCCCGAACAGGGTGACGCGGTGCCACTCGGTCTTCTCGACCTTTTGGCCGGTCTGCTTGTCGGTCCATTGCTCGCTGGTGGCAAGGCTCAAGTTCGTGAGCGCGTTGCCGTTGGGCAGGTAGCGGACATCTGGCTCCTAGCCGCAGGTGCCGACCAGGATCACTTTGTTTACTCCACGGGCCATGGGGCCCCCTATGCGGCGATGCCGAGCACTTTGTTCATGCGCTCGTCGAGGATTTCGTAAAAGGTCTTCACGCGCTCGGAGAGCTTGCGAATCATGGCTTCGTCACGGTAGGCGTGCTTGACGAACAAGGGCATGCCTGGCCAGTAGCAGATGAAGTCGATCCACTCGCGCTCCGACACCCATAGACCACCTTGGCACTGGGCAACATGCTCTTTAGGGATCTCTCCGCCCAAGATCACGTCGACCTGTAGCTTCGGAAACTTGGTTTTGATCTCGGTCAGGCCCTTGTCGCCGACCAGCGCATCAGGCGAATAGCCGATGCCGTGATTTAGGATGATTCCGACCTCTGTCGCCTTGACCTCTTCGCTGTCGCAGTGCAAGCCGCGGGCGACGCCTTCCAGCTCATGATCTCGTTCAGTGTGGCGGTTTCCGGTGAACGGGTCGGCCAGCTCGCCAGTAATTCGCTCACCGATCAGCGTGTTCATGTAGGTGAAGGCGCCAGTACCGAACCCGGCTTCCCCTTTGCCATTCACAAGCAGGCAATCCAGCTCGGAGCAAGTAACGATGCCCAGGCGCAGTGTCAGCCATTCAGGAGTTCCCTGCGCTATATCAGTAATGATCTGCGTGACTCACTCCTGTGGCCGGCTGGCGGCTTGGTAATCCGTGCCGACACGGCATCGAACTCGGACCTGTAAACGTTGGCGGCGCAGCCGTACTTCGCGGTGAAGTTGTCCCGCAGTGCCTGGCTGCACTTCTTTAGCAGCGCGTCTGAAAAAGGGGACAGATTTAATTTCGCAGCGATGAAAGCCATTCTTTTGGCTGATTCGGAAAAAACTGTCCCTTTTCCGTCTACGTCCCTTCGCTACGGCTTATGAGGGCTCAAATGAGCGCCGCGAGAGGCATCGGC